GCAGACGGCGGTGTAACCGTTGCACACTGGCGATGCACTGACGTAGACGGAGACTTCTCCGCATCATCTTACGGTACTGTCGGGTTTACACCAGACCCTACTGCATCTGACTACATTGCTTATGACAGCCTTACAGAAGCTAACGTACTGGCATGGGTATGGGATTCTGTAGGTCAGGACACTGTTGAAGCGGCACTGACTGCTAAGATCGAAGCAGACAAGAACCCAACTAGTGGCTCTGGTGTGCCTTGGTAAATGATTGACCCTGTTACTGCTATTGCTGGAGCCTCTAAAGCATTTGCTATGGCGAAGGCAATGGTAGAAGCAGGAAGGGCTGCTGAAGACACTATGATGCAGATAAGTACTTGGTACGGACACGCATCTGATGTCATCTACGCAGACAACAAGGCAAAAAGAACATCACCTTTTAAGAAGGTTATATTTAAGAAAAGCGTAGAAGCAGAGGCTATACAGGCTTTTGCCGCAAAGAAGAAGATAGAAGCACAACAAAGAGACTTGATAACCATGTTGAACTACGCATACGGTAGTCAAGGACTTTTAGAGTTTCGTGAACTAAAGAAGAACATAGCAAGAGAAAGAGAAGAAACGGTTTATAGACAACAAGAACTAAAGGAAGCACTGGTTAGTTCTTTTGCTATAGTGACGATGACAGGGCTTTTAGCTGGGTTGTTAATGTTTATTATAACAGGTGGTAAGTAATGACTAGAACAGAGGAACTAATAGCTAGGCTCGAAGGACACGAGAAGGAATGTCTTGTACGTTACGAAATGATTCAACGTCAACTTGATTTAGCAGGTAAGGACATTACTGTCAACCGTCAAGCTGTCTTTGCTCTGTACCCTTTTATTCTTGGTGCATTAGTCTTTGCTGAGTACATAAGATGATAGAGGCGCTTATAGGGCCTGTCACAGGTCTTCTAGACAAGTTTATACAAGACAAGGACCAGAAGGCAAGGCTGGCCCACGAAGTCGCTACAATGGCTCAGATACACGCTCAGGAGCTTGCTACAGCACAGATAGAAGTTAACAAGGTAGAAGCAGCACACAAGTCCTTGTTTGTCTCTGGTTGGAGACCTGCTGTTGGCTGGTGTTGTGTACTAGGTATGACAGGTAACTTTATGGTTATACCGTTTACTAACTTTGTACTGGCGTTGTTGGCTATTGAAGTAACTATACCGCTTATTGATCTTGAGACTATGATGCCTGTACTTATGGGTATGCTTGGTCTTGGTGCAATGCGTTCTTATGAAAAGACTAAGGGCGTATCGAGGGAAAAATAGATGGCATTACAACCTACTGAAAAAAGGCTGACAGGATCTAATGATAGACCTATTATAACAGACCCTGAGTTTATTGACTTTGTAAAGAGAACCTTACAAGAAGAGGAGTTTCAAAAATTTATTAGGGATAATTTCTTAAGGTCTGATGAAACTGAAGAAGACCCTAGGGGACCGGTTCCAGAATTTAATATTGATGAGGATGTTTTCCAGATGATTTTGGACAGCATCCTTGGTCGTGCTAATGATATTCCTCCAGAAATTTTAAGAGATGACTCTAGACTTCGTAATTATTTTTTAGAAGAGCTTCCTGTTATATATCAAGAATCTGTTACTAATGCACAAGAAATAGCAGATGTTTTATCTTCTGGGGACATTGCATCTTTTAAAAATATGGAAACTCCTGATCCATTAACTCTTATGGTTCTTGAACAAGGAGCTTTGCAGTTTGCTAGTGGTCCTATTTCCACAGCAACACCTCCCGGTTCTCCAGAAACAGTTGTAATTACAGGCGGTTCTGGTGTAACTATAACAACAGGCAATATTTTACAGAATATTGAAGGTATTCTTAGGGATTTAGTTCCTTATATTCCCGGCATATCCCTTCCTGACTGGATGCCTTCTGCTGGCGTTATCTTTTTGCCGACAGTAGGAGAAGCAATAAACAAAGTTAATGAAATTGCTGGTAGTATTGGCGATGAAATAGAAGACGGAGAAACATTAGGGGAAATATTAAGTGGTATTGGTCAAGTTATTGTTGGTGCTGGCGGCGATTTAGTTGATGAAATATTTGGTGAGGAAGGAATTTTAACTGAAGTTCTTGGTCAAATTACCGGAGCTATTGCAGATCCAACCAAAGCAGGAACTATTATTGCTGGTGTTTTTTCTGGTAGTTTTCCTTCAGGTATTCCTGACTGGCTTGGCGGTATTTTAATAGAAAACGTAAGCAGTGCTGTATACGGCTCAGTACGCAATGTTTTAGTAGAATCAGGTACAGCAACAGAAGACCAACTTCCTCTTACGCAAGAAGTAGACACAGAAGTTGATCCGAATACTATGTTCACCAACAGAGGTGACAACTACTTTGTTAACAGCGAAACAGACGAGTACTTCCGGTTAGCAGAAAGCGAAGAAACTGACTTTGAGTTAAACGGAGAATACACCAAAGATCAGTTAGAAAACACCGGTTTAGGAACTATAGACTCCGGTACGTATCAGTCACTGTTAGATGACCTTTCGTTTCATGCACTAGAAGAAGACATCTATGAGTACTCTCTTGCGGACTTAAGAACCCGTTATGAAGAAGAAGGCGGTATAATTCCCGGTGACTGGAAGTTAATGGATGATGAGTCAAAGTACGACTTTTTACTAGACGACTACTTTGAAATCCCACAGATGATTGAAGACCCTGATAAAGAGGACCTGCGGGAAGTAGACACAACAGATACAACAGACACAACAGACGCAACAGACACAACAGACACAACAGATACAACAGATACAACAGACACAACAGACACAACAGATACAACAGACACAACAGACACAACAGATACAACAGATATTGATACTGACGATGATCCTACTGATGATACTTCAGTTGCAGATCTCTTTAGTGACGTACTAGGAGAATCAGAGCAAAGAATCTTACAGGGTATTATTGACGCTGGTTACGCTACTCCTGATGACATTACAACAGCGCTTGAAGAAGCTAACCTACTAACAGCAGAAAACTTAAGAACTACTTTAGAAGCTTCTGGGTTTGCTACTCCTCAAGACATTGCTGATGCGTTTACTAATGCAGGTTTAGCAACACCTCAAGATGTTACAGATGCGATATCAGCGGCAGGTTTAGCAACACCTCAAGATATTATTGATGCACTAGACTCCTTTGGTTTTACTGACGCGCAACTTGAGCAGATTGTTGGAGCGCTTCCTGAAAATTTAAGTTTAACAGATTTAAATGACGCATTAAGCACAGCATTATCAGGCATTGCATTAGGTACTGATTTAGACGACGCTACAACCACTATTGTTGATGCTGTTGGTGGACTTGACATTGCAAGCCCAGACGACATTAGAACAATATTATCTGGATATGGGTTTACTGATGAACAGCTAGATCAAATTGCTGGTGTAATTCCTGAAGGTTTAACTTTAGCAGAACTCAATGAGTCCTTAACTAATTCTCTTTCTGGTATTGCATTAGGTACTGACTTAAATGATGCTACAACTACTATTGTTGATGCAATAGGCGGTTTAAGTTTTGCTACAGCAGAAGACGTAAGAACTGCTCTGTCAGAGTTTAACTTTACAGAAGACCAGCTAAATCAAATCTCTGATTTAATACCCGACACATTAAGGAGCGGAGAAGTAGACGAGTTGTTGTCTTCTGCTCTTACTGGTATTTCAAGACAAGAAGACATAGACACAGCTTTTGCTACTTTAACAACAAACCTAGGCGAAGGAGTCCGTGGTTTAGAAACTGGACAAGAAGAAATACTTACAGGACAAACTCGAATAGGGGAAGAAGTCCAGAGTGTTGAAGACTTGATTATGTCTAGTACAGGGCTTCTTACTGCACTAGGTGCTGCAGGTCTTGGCGGTGGCGGTGCTTCACGTCCTGCTGCTAGGCCCTTTAGACAATTTAAAGAAACATTTGACTATGCACCTCAAGAAGTAAAGCCAGTAGAAACAAAATCAATGGACTACAATAAAGAAGTTGACAGGTTATTAACAATGGGCATGGGCGGTAAAAAACCAGGAATGTTAGTATGACGTATTTAAATTTAGTAAACAATGTACTACGTAGGATGCGTGAAGACGAAGTAACGTCTGTACAAGACAGCACCTATAGTAAAATGGTAGGTGATTTTGTTAATGACGCTAAAAGGACTATAGAAGACTCTTGGGACTGGTCGGCGTTGCGTACTACATTAACAATTACAACTACTGCTGATGTTTTTAACTACGTACTAACTGGTAGTCAGAACAGGATTAAAGCTTTAAATGTTATCAACGACACTGCTAACTTGTTTATGGAGTACCAAACAGCGACATTCTTTGATGAAGCTTACTTGATTTCTGATGCTCGTAAGAGTGCTCCTAAGTACTACACGTACAATGGTGTTGATAGTGACGGTGACACTCAGATTGACATCTACCCAATTCCTGATAAAGAGTACACCATTCGGTTTAACTGTGTCAAAAGAACGGGCGACTTGTCCGCTAACGATGACCGACTTACAGTACCTAGTATGCCCGTGTTACACTTAGCTATTGCTTTGTTAGCCCGTGAACGTGGGGAGACTGGAGGTACGTCTGCTCCTGAATACTTTAAGATTGCTGAGAACTATATGTCTGACGCTATTGCCTTAGACGCTCAGAAGCATCCAGAAGAAACAATCTTCTATACCCCTTGAGGTAAACTATGGCACAACAACTTAACAGTATCAATCTTGTTGCACCGGCCTTTAAGGGAATCAATACAGAAGATTCTCCGTTGCAGCAAGACCCTTCGTTTGCAGAGATTGCAGACAACGCTGTAATTGACAAGCGTGGACGTATTGCTGCACGTAAAGGCCATGACGTTGTTACAACAAACAAAACTGCATTAGGCACGGCTGCTCTTAGGGCTATTAAAGAATTTAAAGACGACGCTGGAAACACTAAAGTATTTTCTGTTGGTAACAATAAGATCCTTAGTGGTACTACAACCTTAGCTGATGAAACTCCCGGTAGTTATACAATTAATGCTGACAACTGGAAGATGGTTAATTTCAACGACAAAATCTATTTCTTTCAGCGTAGCTTCCAACCTTTAGTCTATGACAACGCAGGAGGCTCTGTAGTCACGCTCAGTAGCGTTTCTGGTGCAGCGGGTGTTACTAGTGCTATGTACGGTAACGAGGTCCTAGCGGCCTATGGAAGGCTCTGGACGGCTGACTTTGGTGCTGATAAGTCTACTATCTATTGGTCTGATCTTTTAATTGGTCACGACTGGTCTGGCGGTACTAGCGGCTCTATTGACATTTCTAAAGTATGGCCTGACGGTCATGACGAAATCGTAGCGCTGGCGGCACACAACGGCGCTTTGATTATCTTTGGTAAACACAGTATTGTTGTTTATAATAATGCTCAAGCCCCAGCCACGATGGCCTTAGCAGATACTGTAGCAGGGGTTGGTTGTGTTGACAGAGACACTGTGCAGTACACAGGTACTGATGTATTATTCTTGTCACATACAGGGCTAAAGAGCTTTGGTAGGACAATACAAGAAAAGTCAATGCCTATTACTAGTTTATCTAACAGCATTACTAAAGATATTATAAACCTGTTGCAAAATGAGATTTCTTTTTACAGAACTGTCTATAGTCCAGAAGAAGGTTTCTACTTACTAACCTTTGTAAATCAAAACGTAACCTACTGTTTTGACGTGAGGGGTACACTAGAAAACGTTTCTTATCGCGTTACTCGTTGGCCCGGTACTGGCTTTACGTCTTATGGTAGGCTTGAGAACGGTAAGCTGTACATAGGCACTACAGAAGGTATTAGCGAGTACACAGGTTACAGCGACAACGGAACAAAGTACAGGTTTAAGTACTACAGTCCGGGGTTGACCTTTGGTGACCCGTCTATGCTAAAAAGAGTCAAGAAGATCAGGCCAACACTGGTAGGCGCTAATAGTGCTACGGTGTTTCTTAAGTGGGCCTATGACTTCGACACATTCTACAGAACTTCGGAGTTTACTGTAGGCAACCAACAACCCGCTTTCTACAACGAGGGCGAGTTTAACGTGGCAGAGTTTACTGGTGGTGAACTAACGTCACGTAGAGCAGT